CATCATGGGTTCTATATCTAAGTGTTCTTTTTCTAGTATTTCTTTGATTACAAACATGACTTTTTCAAATCGTTTAGTAGAGTCTGCTTCAAGGTCATAACTTTCATCCCAGAACTGGCTAAACGTTTTTACTCCTAGATCTCTTAACAGTTGTAAAGTTCCCTGGGGTGCTAACAAAACAAAAGGTCTGCCGCTGATAATAGCCCGTAGTGTTTTTTCACTAAAGTTCGGCCTGCTAGAATGAAATTTACTTTCTGTTACTAGACTACAAAAACAATCCTGTGTAACTGCAATTAATTTATCGCTGGCCTGCTTGCTGGTATAATCAACATCTACTGGAATTTGATGACTGTTTATACGTCCCTGCCCTTGTAGTATTGCAAGTCCTGTTTCGATATTTAATTTATAGTCTAACTTATCTGTTTGGATTAAACTATTTTCAACTACGGGTAAACTGTAATGTTGTGTTAAAGAAACATCATTAACATAATTTGATAGAAACGCACTGGCTAGATATCTATAATCCGTATACCGTCTGTTAAGACAACAGATCTTTTTAGAAAAGTAAGGATGTATATTAGGAAGTGTAGTTAATGAAATCACCTGTTGTAAACAAGTCCTCCATAAAAAAATGTAGATGCGTTTTATCTACAATTTGATTAATATTGTTTAGTATCTTATAATAGATTGTTTCATTGGATACTGCTCCTGCTCTAATAACAATTACAACGTCATTTGACCCAAAACAAAATAAATTTTTAACAGTAATGAAAGTTTTGGATAAAAATGTCGTTGATATATTATCAGCATCGATCTGAATAATAGTGTTTTGGTAAAGTATATCAACAACTGCCATACCAATATTTATAAACCAAATATCATTGACTTTTATCTGCAAAGAAGTTAAAATATTTGTATTCATTACTAAAGAAAGAATTTATGGCACAACACCTAATGGTGGACTTGGAAACACTAGATACAAAAACTTCGGCAACAATTTTAACATTGGGTGCAGTAAGGTTCGATCCGTTTGGTAATACTCCTATGAAGGAACTTTATCTACGGGTTGATATTGACAGTCAAGATAAACTAGGATGCACTGTCAGTGACGACACACTTAAATGGTGGAATCAGCAAGATACTAGTATTATGGAAGAAGCATTTGATCCACGCAATCGTGTTCCAATCCACGAAGTAATTAATCAGTTTCATGCATTGGCATGGGGATGTCAACAGTTTTGGAGTCACGGTGCTACCTTTGACTTGATGATTCTACAGAATATCTACGATAAATTAGGTCGTACATATCCGTGGAACTTTTGGGAAATGCGAGATACACGAACACTGTTTGATCTTGCAGATGCAGATATGCCCACAGATTCAAAACACAATGCATTAGAGGATGCAAAACGGCAGGCAATAGGAGTAAGAAATGTCTTTAGAAAACTCGGATACCAAGGACGACGATAAAATTTCAAGTAGTCCTAACAGACATTCTTTCCAAAAGGAAGGCTATGTAAAACGCATGGAAGAAAACAATGATCCCGTCAACGAAGATTACCTCGACTTTTTTGACAAGATTTTAGAGGAACACAAGCATAAGTTTGACAATCCAGAAAGTCGTATAAACAACATGGAATATGACTTGCTGACTACAGATTGGATTTTAGCCAAGACTCGAGCCAGCGAATCATACGCACAAAATCTCTATGCGGCCATGTGCAATATGCGATTTGTGCGTACAGAATTATTCCCATATCTACGTCAAGATCCGGACAAGGATCTGTGGAGTGCTAGTTGGCGTTATGCAGGCGGCATTATAGCAGATATGCTGGAAAAAGGCGACTACATAGATTGGTACTGCTCAGGTATGGGTGGGCTTGCTACTTACGATGTAGAAGAAGGTGAACGGTACATGTCTGCAAAGAAATATGTTCCAGAAGGCACTGTGACCGAAGAAATAGAACAAGACCTATTAAAGTTAGGTTGGATTCCTGTACCCTGGGACGATGACAATTCAATGTAATCCACACATTTTATAGCACCTTCGGGTGCTATTTTTTTGACTGCAAAATCGATAAATATTAGAAAATGAGGACTACACATGAGTTATCAACCGTTATTTCTAGGTCTAGGAACTGCTGTTTTTCGAACCAATACAGATACTAATATTTTAGAAGGTGTTTATTTTTGGCGGTGTTGTGGCCAACACTGTTTATTATATTAAAGAAATCATTAATTCTAATGAATTTAAAGTTTCAGCATCTCTCAACGGAGTTGAATTAGAATTAACCAATGGCGAAGGTTTCATGCTATTGCGTCCGATACAAAGAGAACAAAACACAGAGTCATTGAGAAAAGTAGACTCCATGCTGAAAGAAATTTACACTTCGGGGTTCTCAGAAGATAATGTAGGTATACTGTCAGTGGCAGAGGATACCAGTCCTAGTTTAGGCGGAAATTTAAGCCTAGAAGGTAATGACATTGTGGGAACTGGCGATATCAACATTACCGGTACCATCAACGCTACAGTTATTTCTGGTGGCCTAAGAGGTACAGTGGCAGGAAGTTTAACGGGTCCAGTAGACAGCAATGGCACCAGAATTGGAAACCCAGCGATTGATGGTTTAGAATTTGAACTAGGGAATCCAACAGGCGGTCAAGTTATTTCCTGGGATGCACCAAACTCTAAATTTACATTGACTTCAGTTGCCGCAGTCAGCGGAGAAGACACATTAGATGATGTGTTGTTCCGTGGCAATACCAGTTTAAATACCATCACGGTAAGCAGAGCAATAACACCTGAAGTCGAAGGTGTTGCTGACGAATTAAACATTTATTCTAACTGGGCTAAAGATACTGGTGTTTCTATAGTTTCTGGAACTGGAACAGAGTCAGTAACACTAACTTCAGATAGAATTGTGGCAGTTGTTACCAATGTAGGTCCGTCACAAAAGCAATGGATTTTTGAAACTGACGGCGATTTATTATTACCATCAGGCGGCGACATCAAAGATGCTGGAACAGGACTTAGTGTAATAGGCGGAACACCCTTTAGTGGCAATTACGACGATTTAACAAACAAACCAACTATACCTACAAATACAAATCAGTTAACCAACGGTGCTGGATTTATTACAACTAACGGAATTCCAAGTCAAACAGGCAACGACGGAAAATACTTAACTACTAACGGCTCGGCATTAAGTTGGTCTGCTGTATCAGGGTTAAGTTCCAGAACTACTGCTTCTGCTACCACTGGAGCATTAGTAGTCGGTGGTACTGGAAATATATCTATAACCGGTTTTAAAACGTATGCGTTACTAGGCATGGCTGTTGGTATTCCTGCATGGGTAAGATTATATACTTCAGCAGCCGCAAGAACTGCTGACGCATCTAGATTGGAAACAGAAGATCCTCTACCAGGCTCTGGTATTATTGCAGAAGTAATTACAACCTCTGTTAATCAGATCGTAGCGTTTACTCCTGCTACTATAGGATTTAATGGAGATAATCCTGCCGCAACTACAATTTATGCTTCTGTAAAAAACAAAGGGTCAGGGTTAGCCACTATTCAAGTAACGTTGTCACTGTTACAACTTGAGGCATAACAATGAGCGAATTAAAAGAGTATATCGTCACTTTAAAAAATAGGGACGATTTAGATGCGTTCTACGAAGACATGGAAACGCCTGGGGGAAATTTATACATTCCTAATAGAGCGGTTGAGTGCGTAAATAGACGTGAGATAAGTCGCAACACACATTATATGTTGAGTGATGCAGAAGCAGAAGAATTAAAAAAAGATTCAAGAGTGATGTTTGCAGAACTAACTCCCCAGGAACAGGGCCTTGTTGTTAGACCTAGTTATACACAAACAGGCAATTTTAATAAAAGCGGAGCACTAAACTCTGCTTATAGAAATTGGGGACTACTGCGTTGCGTGGAAGGACAACAAAGAGCCAATTGGGGATCTGATGGAACACAGAATATAAATGCTACTATCAGCGTTACTACCCAAGGCAAAAACGTTGATGTTGTCATAGTAGACGGACATTTTAATCCAGCACACCCAGAGTATGCTGTTAACAGTGATGGCACTGGCGGCTCTCGTGTAATACAACAAAATTGGTACGCTCCGCTGTTGACCCAACCGTATGTCTATACTCCCTACACAGGCACTGGTGCAGAAGATGATAATAATCACGGCGCACACGTTGCCGGCACTGCCTGCGGTAACACACAAGGTTGGGCCAGATCAGCAAACATTTATAATATAAATCCCTACAGCACAAATCCCAACGGAGATATTATCAATACGCTATTTGATTGGCTCAGAGTGTGGCACAATGCCAAAGCAATTAACCCTGCCACAGGAAGACGCAATCCAACTATAACAAATCACAGTTGGGGATTTTACAGATTCATGACTATTGGTGCCATTACTGAAATTAATTACAGAGGCACAACTGTAACTGGGCCATTTACTGTTGCCCAACTAGCCAATTACGGTTTGATAACCACTAACTTTTCTGGAATAGACTATTTGGTTGTTCCTTCTAGAAATGGAGCCACAGAACAGGATATTGTTGATTGCATTGCCGATGGTATGATTGTAGTGGGTGCTGCCGGAAACGAGTCAGCAACCCTAGGAGCACCATTTGATGCAGACTGGAATAATTATGTAGTAGCAGGCGGCCAAACAATATATACCAGCGACCTAGGTACACCAGGTGGCGCGATAAGAGAAGACTTGAGTTATGCAACAATATGTGTAGGATCTATTGATAACACAACTACAGATAGAAAATCCGGCTTCAGTAATAGAGGAGCCAGAATTGATATTTGGGCACCAGGATCAGGAATACAAAGCAGTGTGAACAGTGGTGGTATAGCCGACAGTCGCAATGCATCATATACACAAGATATTTACAGCGGTACTAGTATGGCCAGTCCCCAAGTCTGCGGAGTGTTGGCCTGTGCATTGGAAATGTATCCTACTATGAACAATGATCAGGCAAGAACTTATCTCTTTGCCACAGCCAAACAAAATCAAGTGTTCGACAACAGTAATGGTTTATCGGATGTATACGATTTGATCAATAGCCCAAACCGTTATCTTGCTCATAAACAAGAACGACCACTAAGTGGCAGTGTTTATCCAAAAACTGATTACTTTCTTCGTCCAACTTCTGGACAGGTATATCCTAGAACTAGAATAAAAAGATAACCGTTTAACTTGACTTAATGTTACGAAAAGTATAAACTAATACAATGAACAAAACTTATTTGGTTGAAGAACTATTTCATGATATTCCCGGAGATCCCGATAATGTCCCAGCCAATATGTTTAGAGTGACTTTGGAAAATGGTCACACAATTACCTGCTACACTAATGGCCGACTGCGCCAAAATAAAATCAAAATAATCATGGGCGATAGAGTTCGTATCGAAATGAGCCCTTACGATTTGACCAAAGGCCGTATCACGTACAGACTTTGACATAACTTGTAATCCAACCAAATAAATATTATTATGCAAGTATCCGATATAATTACAGACGACGACCACAGCGAGTTTGTTCAAAAAACTAATCAATGTTTTTCATCAGTAGGTTTGGCTATGGCGAAACCTTATTTTGCTAATGTAAAAGATTTGCATACTGGCGCAGTTGGACGTCACACTGGTTTATATTTCATATTTCAAAAAACGCCCGAAGGTTACATCTATTACTATACAGGTATTGCTACCAAAGGTAATAGTGTGCATAAAAGATTTCAACCTCACTATGCAAAATTAACAGTTAACCTACCCGCTATGTATGGTAAACTAGACCGGATTAGTAAAGAAACACAATGGCAGTTTCCCAAAAACTGGCGAAAAGGTGTTAAGCAACATTTCTTAAACAACCAAGACGACATTCCAGACTACTGGACAGGTAAACAAAAACACGACATACTACAGCCCGCCAATTTGGATTGGAAGCCAGAGTTTAAAGTAAGCGTAGATGCATTGCCAGTTATGGTATTTGATTTGGCGCACGGCACTCCTAAACAGATTGACGATTTGGAAACTGAATTCATTAAGGTTTTCAAACCTGTATTCAACGGATCTAAAACTAGAAAAATTTAAATTGTGATTGATAAAATTACCAATTAGTATTATTAATGGTTGACTTCTTAGCCTATTTCACATATAATTAAAACAGTGGAAGCAAAGGTCTTGCTTACACATTTAATCAACTTTAGGTCAAAGGAGAGAGTATATGTCACAATCGACATCTTGGGTTTCGCACCTTGCGGCAAACCCTAACACACAATATCCTAATCAAGGATACTGCAAAGAGATTACAGACGAATTTGGTGTAGAACTAGAATTAGTATTAGGACCAAAAAAAGATCGTGTAGCCTACAATCAAATCAGTCAAAAAGAAGTAGAACAACGACTTGGGAAAGTCAACGAAAAGTTGTTTATACAAACTCGAAACAGCAAACAAACTATGCTGGCTTCGCTACAACAACTCCTAAGACACTTTCAAGATACGAAAGTACTCTGGGGTATTGATCTTCCAATAATGAATTTGATGCCTATGAAAGGTACAGAACTTCATCCCATTGAAAATTTGTGGATTAATTATCGTTCACAACGAAATATCTATGCACGACACATTGTGCAACTAATTTTTAAATTTGATCCTTACAGTGTGTTTAATGGAATTGGACGCATGACTGCTGACCTCCGTAAATTGTTTATCAATGATGGGCAACATCGAACACTTGCTTGTATGATTTTTGGGGTTAGATATGTTGCTGTACAATATATCATCAGCGACGACGAAAGTGTCGACATCGATCAGTTCTGTGCATGTAACGTTGATAATCTGCCATCGGAAGCATATGACAACTATAACAACCGTAAAGAACGTTGCAAGGCATATCTTGAAGCAGGCAAGATTCCTGTACGTGAAGATAAATTCATGTGGGATATTAGTCAATGGGCAGAACGCTGGCATATTAATATTTGCCGAGTAGGAGAAGACAAAGGCCGTAGAGGCATTAGTCATATGCAAGACTTGTTTAAAAGTGCGCAAATGGGTATAGATATAATGGATGCCGCTGCCGCTGTTCTTGTTACAGTCTATCCAGACGATGAAATGAAATCTGCTAATTTAGTTGGGCTGTGTGAATTACTAAGTCAACAAGACCCCGACTGGTTGGACATTGCCTACACAAATCCAGACAATTTCCAACTAAGTCCTCGTCTAGAAGAACTCGCTCGTATCATTCGCATACGTTTTGGTCTAGCAGGACAAAACAGCGGAACCTATCATAGCCAATGTAAAGAGGCTGTCAATAATTGGTGGAAGGATAAGTTTGCTACTAATACCAATCCAAGCGGTATTAGCAGTGAGGTAAAAGTTGCACATGCCACTTACCATGTTTTCACCGACTACACTAAGAAATTCACATTGACCAAGCCTCGTAATAAAGATGGTGAAACATTTAATGTTATGAATTCGTTTACTAATGGTTACAAAAAATGGTTAAAGACTCAATCAGTCAAAGTATAATCGAGTGTGAAGGTAACCCCTACCCAGATATGGATGGGGCTACCTATCTTAATAAAGAGTATTGGCTCTTGATCATGCAGAAAAAGATGGACTTGAAAATGATTCAATGTATACATTGGAGTAGACAACCAGAATATGATGCAACTCCAGAAGAACTGTATGCTATCAGTCCAGACTATATAAATGGTCGTAAAATGTGCTATGGTATGGGACGTAATCGTGTTACTGATAACGAATTATACTTGCCTAGCCCGGATCATTTAATTCCCCGTTCCAAAGGCGGCAGTTACAAAATTGACAATCTTGTAATTATTCCGTTAAAATATAATATATGGAAACGAGAAATACTTAAAGAGAATTGGAACGATTTTAAAAAATTTATGGATAATCACTTGGGAGTATAAATGGAAGTAATTAACATCACCGACAAAAGCGAACAACGTCGAAAAGCGAATATGCTAGAAGTAATCGACGAAGTTCGTAAACGCATTGAAGAAGGCAACATGGAAGAGTTTGTCATGGCTAGTATTGATAAAGAAGGCGAAGTAAATATTCATGCCAGTGCTAAAGACCTTATTGGTGGACAGACAGATGGAATAGCAAAGAACATCTATCTTATCAAATGGTGCCTGACTTAGATAAAGAATATAAAGTTCTTATTAACGTTACACAAGAAGATACAGATAATGCCAATGCTATTATGCAATACTATCGAAGATTGACCTTTGGTGTTATTGCTGACAATCTCAGCGACTATATGCAACGAGTATTTTCCAGTACACAGAAACCCGAAGTTAATTTCAAAGACTTTGGTATTTTGGCCAGTGTGCCCAGTGTGTATTTTAAAGAGATGGAGAAGAAACGTATCATCAGCGAATCCAAATCTGCCGTACAAGAGCATCTGGGAGAAATTGGCAAGACTATAGAACTGAATATTCGATACATCAACTCTAGATTTATCCAAAAATTAAACTGCTATGCACACGATGCCGTAACTGACACAGGGCATTTGGTAAACTTTTTAAATAAGTCTGAATTGGGCAAACCAGGTGTTAGCCAAAAAATTCGTGCCAAAGTTAAAACGCACGGTGTAAATTACTTAACCAAAAGCATTGAAACACAATTAAATTATGTAAAAGTTCTTGACAATGTGTTGATATGGCAGTAAAATACTAATATGTAAATTATTAGGAGATATCATGAGCGACCCATGCCAGTATGTAATTTCTACTTTGGAAGACCATCCAAGTCGGTTAAACAAAGAAGCAATTATCCTTGCACAAGCAGAAGCAGGCAATAATGAGTTTTTCCAAGGACTTCGTCTTTGCTATGACTCAATGGTCACTTTTGGTCTAAAACAAATTAAGGAAAAAACTGATGAAGATGGTCCTGGCTTACCTTGGAGTGATTTTATTCGTACTATTGATGGTTTCATTCATCGTACAGTCACCGGCAACTCTGCAAGGGATACGCTTGATGGCATGATGGCGCAGGCCACTAAGTCACAATGGAATGGTTGGTATCGTCGTATTCTTATTAAAGATATGCGAGCAGGATTCAGTGATAATACTGTTAATAAAGTCGTAGAGAAAAAATGGCCTCAATATACAGTTCCTGTGTTTAGTTGCCAACTTGCTCACGACAGTGCCAATCATGAAAGCAAAGTCATTGGTAAAAAGATCATCGAAGTTAAACTAGATGGTGTGCGTGTTATTACCATTGTTTATCCAACGGGTCGTGTTGACCAGTATAGCCGTAATGGTAAAGAACTTGTAAACTTTCCGCATGTCAAAGAACAGTTGGCAAAGATTGCCAAGGGGTTTACTGAACCTATGGTCTTGGACGGTGAGATTATGTCAGGTAGTTTCCAAGACTTGATGAAACAAATTCACCGCAAGAGCAGTGCCAAAGCCAATGATGCAGTTCTAAACTTGTTCGATGCACTGCCTTTGTCACAGTTTGAAACGGGCGAAAGTGCTACTACACAAGAAGTACGTAGCGAATGGTTGAAGACTTGGTTTGAAGCCAACGAAGCCGCACTGCCTAACGTAACTGTTGTGGCGCAAGAAACTGTTGACTTGGATACTACAGAAGGTCAAGTACGCTACAAAGAAATCAATGCTATGGCAATTGCAGGTGGCTACGAAGGCATTATGCTTAAAGATGCTGACGCAGGTTATAAGTGCAAACGCAGTGTAGCATGGCTCAAGTTGAAGCCGTTCATTGAAGTAAGTTTGGAGGTAATCGATGTTGAAGAAGGCACAGGAAAAAATATTGGACGACTTGGAGCGATTGTATGCCAAGGAGTCGATGACGGAAAAACTATTCAGGTCAATGTTGGCAGTGGTTTTAGCGATAGTGATCGCGATAGTTATTGGAGTTCACGTGATTCCCTACTTGGTCAGATCGTGGAAGTGCGAGCAGATGCTGTCACTCAAAACCAAGACGGTACATACAGTTTGCGGTTTCCAAGGTTCCTACGGTTCAGAGGATTTGAAGTAGGAGAGAAAATTTAATGTTTGCTACGAAATCTAAAATTAGCACAATTAAAAAAGGCGATCCTAAATTTATGCTCACAGACGGAATGGTAGTCTGCCCCCGTGCTGGGTTTGAAATCAATCAACATTGTCCTAAAGAATATAGACAAATTATTTCAGAATGTATTAACAACGGTTGGCTACAGCCCATTGCTCATGTCTACGGCAAAGAACTGACCATGGATGCGTTGAGATGAAAATAGGAATTATAGGATATGGGTATGTAGGTTCGGCTATTGGCTGGGCACACAAGCATGACCAAGTGTTGATTCACGATCCTAAATTTCCTGACAGTGTCAATAAGTCGGAGTTTTTAACGTGTGATGCTGTCTATGTATGTGTACCAAGTCCCAGCACTGAAGACGGACACTGTGATACCAGCGTACTTGAAAGCACTCTCAAGGACTTGCTTTTAATAAATCTTAAAAGTAATATTCCTATTATTTGTAAAACAACTGCTCCGCCCAGTGTATACGAACGACTACAAAAGCAATATCCTAACATAGTACACTGCCCTGAATTTTTAACTGCTCGTAATCATATCACAGACTATTACACTACAGAAAATTTTATTCTAGGTGGTGATATAGAGTTTTGCGAACTAGCCAGACATGTAATTGAGTCTAGTAACGTCATGCATAAACGATTCATAACAACGGATATTAAAAGTGCTAGTTTGTTCAAATATATGATGAACAGTTACTTGGCAACCAAAGTTACATTTATGAACGATTATAAAAATCTTGCAGATACTGTGGGAGTCAACTGGATGAATATAAAAGAGATGTCTGGTCAAGATAATCGCATTGGGAATACACACATGGATGTTCCTGGGCCAGACGGAGAACGTGGCTGGGGCGGTGCATGTTTCCCCAAAGACATTGCCGCCATCCAGATGGAAGCATTAGACTCAGGTATAGAATTAGAGTTGTTGGGCAGAGTAGAAGACATTAATAAAAAGCATAGGAAACTATCATGACAGAAGAAATCCAATACGAAAAATTTGCTAAACGCATGGAAGAACGTTTTCCAAAAATGTTTGAGGGCAAGTACGGTGGCTTTGCTGTAGGCCCAGGTTGGTATCCTATTATCGAAGCATTATGTGCCAATATCCAAAGTCACATTGATTGGCAAAATAAAAATCACGAAAAGCATCCTGTTGTTACACAAGTTACTGTAGAGCAGATCAAAGAAAAGTTTGGTGGTCTACGTTTCTATTATCAAGGTGGCGACGACAATATTCACGGTATGGTACGTATGGCTGAAGCATGGGCAGATGCAAGTTGTGAAGAGTGCGGCGCACCAGGAGAACGTCGAAATGGTGGTTGGATCAAAACTCTTTGCGACCTACACGAAGAAGAACGTCAAGAACGTCTTCGTCAGCGTGAAATGAAAATATCAGGATTTGAAGAATGAGTCGAGCAAAACACAAACCCCATCAATGGATCGACGGTGAAACTGCGGATCGTATTACTAGCCTTAACTTAAAAGACTATCGTGCCTATCTTAAAAAAGAACTAGCACAGTGGAAAAAGAATCCTAGGACCGAAGACAATCCGGACGGATATTGGATGCATCCTGAAGATGTTAGCGGCAATATAATGCGTATTGAAGCATTGAACTTGATCATCAAAGACTTTATTGAAACATCAGATGAGATAAAATAATGGCAAAGTCATTTAAGGATTATCCTTGTGAATTGCCGAATTTATCCAATGCCAAAAACACGTACGACGAAACATTTAAGTATCAATATAATCTTGTAAATGATAAGGTAATTGAAGTTAAAACCGTTGTCGTACATCGATTCCTAATGGGCGATGTCGAAGATCCAGACTTGTATGCGGCTGAACCTATGTGGAAATGGCAACAAAGTGAACAAGGAGCATGGGTTATGGAACATGCTGTGGAATCTCCAGTTTGGCATAGACAAGCCGATCCATACAATTATGGACATCAATATGCTATCTCGGCCAAATTAACCGCTAAAGATTTAACCTACTTCTATCTAAAGTGGGGCAACAACATTGACAATCGCACTACATGATGCTATAATAACACTATGAAAATCCAACTTGTATCAGACTTGCATTTAGAGTTTGAAGACATCTTTATCAAAAATGAACTTGGTGCAGATGTTTTAGTACTCAGCGGAGATATTTGCGTAACGCAAGATCTTCACGATCATCCGCCTGTGCATCCAATGGACCCTACTAATATTCCTAATCTAGGACGTAGGCAAGCGGCTGCTCAACGTTACAGAGATTTCTTTAAGCGATGCAGTTTTCAGTTCCCTAATGTTATCTACATCATGGGCAATCATGAACATTATCATGGCAAGTTTGATCTCAGTGCATCCTACATTCAAGATACATTGGACTCTATGGGACTTACTAACGTTCACTTATTGGACCGTGGCACCAAAGTAATAGACGATGTACATTTTGTAGGCGGCACACTATGGACTGACTGCAACAATGCTGACAGTCTTACACTGTATCATCTCGAACATGCCATGAATGATTTTAGATTAATTCGAGTGGCCAAAGAAAACTTTAGAAAGTTTTTGCCTTCAAGAACTATTACCGAGCATGTACGCACTAAACAGTACATTCAACTCATGCACAGTAATATTCCTGACGATGCCAAAATGGTAGTGTGTACACATCATGCTCCTAGTCATCTAAGTATTCACGAACAATACAAACATGATCATTTGATGAATGGTGGTTATGCTAGTAATCTTGGAGAGTTTATCCTAGATCACGATAAAATTAAATTGTGGACACACGGACACATGCATCAGTGTTTTGATTACACTATTGGCGGTACTCGTGTTGTATGCAATCCCAGAGGGTACAATGATGAAAACCCTGATTTCAATCCTAACTTTATTATAGAGATTTAATATGAAAATTGGTCTTAGTTATAGTCGCTGTGTTCGCGATATCGTCGACGGTGTAGTAGACATTAATGATGTCTTGGTGTTGATTACTCGTACAGATTTTGATCCTCGGGATGACGATTCGTGGTCAAGCATTTGGGAAGGCTACCATAGTTATGGTGGTTTAAGTAATCCAGAATGGGCACACTACCCAGACGAGGCCGAGGGAAAATTCCGTGGTGTAAGTATCGAACTATGGGAAACTGGCAAGATGCATCAGCCTCGAAAGTTTGGTGCTCACCCTCGACGCCGACCAGAGATTTGGCTAGAAACTGTACTGCCTAGCAGTGAACTGGAAAAGAATCCAGCGGCCAAGTCTGCATGGGACAAGTTTCAACTTGTGGCAGGTCTTACCAATGTTGACCTTGACAAGGAGTATCAGTGAATCTCCTATACACTATCAAATGGACACAGCCTTATTATGGATGGCAGGAATGGCGTCTTCAAGAAATTGAAAAGCAATTATTGCAAAACGATTTTTCTGAAGCAAAGTCAGTAATAGCAAAGGTAATGGGCCTATGATTAAAGGCATAACACAGACAGGAAAGTATACAATAGTGTCTGGCGGAAATTCAGCCAACCCATACATTAGTCCGGGTGCCGTAGGTGCTGGCATGGTTCGCTGGAATCCCAATATGAACTACATGGAAGTTAATGATGGCAACATGTGGAAACCAATCGAAGCAAACTACGCCAGTGTTGGTCTTACACCCGAAGCAGAAAGTTTACTAGACTGGGCTAGGCAAAAACGCCAGGAAGAGCAGTCCATGGCGGAGATGATGGAAAAGTACCCTGCACTTAAAAAGGCTAGGGATAATTATGACCTTATTTGGAACTTGGTAAAAGATGAGCAACACAAAGACACGGTATGAAAACACTTGTGAAATCAAACAGGCAAATTCAGGAAAGACTGTAACAGCAGAAGTTATGGATTTCAACGAAGGTCGTAATTTAACTGTGGTTTTGAACAAGAGTGTTAAACTACTAATGAACTGGAATGGAAGACTCTACGAAGGTCGTATGGCTGGAATAGATTTTGTCAGCGATGGTCCACGTGGTCAACGATATACGGAGGGAAGATAATGAGCAGTATTATGGTCACTGAATTAGACAATATCTTTAACTCGACTTACAAAGAAAAAGAAGTGGAATTTAAAGAAGATCCCCTGGTGTTGGCTGTGTCTTTAAAAGACTTGATGGACCGTAACCCTGGGGTTTACTATTCCTTGGAAGACCTGCGTGTACTTGAAAACGTCAACGACAGTATTAGAGACAATGCCGAACAAGTTAGAAAATATTATGGTAAGAAATACTTTTGGAATAATCTTTCCAGCAACAGACAACTCAGTGATTTTAGAGGAAGGGTCTGCTATCTCTTAGAAAATCGTATTCGCTCTTGCAAAGACAAAGACGCAGGTATATATTACAAACTTCCTTACTTTTATGATGAAGATATGATATACGACGATTTTAAAAAGCAGTACAATACCACAGATGTGCCGAGAGTTGGTGCTATAAACACTACTAAGTCTAAACATCAATTAACTTTGACATATCTAAAAACTACTTCATGTAGACAACAAAAACGAAATCTAAATCGTTTTTGGTTTACAGATAACAAGTACCTATACAATATTGAAATCACCAGTGACAATCCTTTGTTGGAAATGTTCAAGCAATTGGTCATTGAAAAGATGACACTGACCTTGGATACCTATTATAATGTCGATAGGATAGATCAAATGTATTTTTACAAACTTTACAACTTCACATTAACAAAGGAACTACAGTCGTCTATTAAAAGACCGCGTTATCATGTTGGATACTGATGTCAACGAACACACAGCCAGCGTTATTGTTGCACAGTTACTATTCCTCGAAAGCGAAAACAGTGACAAAGACATTAGTTTGTTTATCAATAGTCCAGGTGGACTAGTCACAGCAGGCTTGGCTATCTATGATACCATGCAGTTTATTCGTCCTGACGTTGCTACCTATGTTATTGGTCAGGCCGCAAGCATGGGATCGTTCCTTGCACAAGCGGGTGCGCCTGGCAAGCGACATGTACTACCAGAAAGCCGCACAATGATTCATCGTGTTAGTTCAGGTACTCCAGGCACTCGCGGTAGTGTACACGTACAAGAACTACAGTTCGAAGATGCCAAACGTACCTATGAAGAAAGCCAACGCATCAACAAGCGTCTAACTGAACTGTATGTTCGACACAACACTTCAGGCAAGACCTATGACGAACTTTTTGAAACCATGAAGTTTGATACATTCCTCAGTGCAGAGCAAGCAGTTGAATACGGTTTGGCTGATCGTGTAATTTCTAAAAGAGGTGAGTAATGACTGAGCAAGTAACAGATCTAGTAGACTTTAACGAGTCTTGGTACAAGACCGCAGACGAAGCAGGCCGTAAACAATTTAGAGAATGGCTGTTGGGTGTTCTCAAAATGCACGAAAATGTAGAAATTGTTTTTACCAAAGTAGACGGTACTGTGCGTGAAATGAAATGCACTCTCAAAGAAGGTATTGCACCAACTGTGGAAAACCCAAAAGATTCAGATACTCTTTGCGTAGTTTGGGATCAGGTTATGAATAATTGGCGCAGTTTCAAATTTGAGAATATTAAGAAAATCAACTTTGCACTTTGAAACCACAATTTAGAGTCAGCGAACGAGATGGATTTTGGGCATTACAGGTTTTTTATATAACCGAAGATTCTGGCCAAGGTAACTTGTTTGACGATTGGGGCGGCTTTGAAGAGCCCTTCAACGAAGACACCTACCAAAGTATGACCAAATGGTGCTATAACCATTTCAAAACCTGGCTCACGCCCAAAAGGGCCCGCAGAATGTCCTATAATGAATTTTGGTTTAAGTCCAAAAAAGACGCAGATTGGTTCATCTTGTATTGGAGCGGTGTTGACATCAATATGGATTGAGTGTATAATTACTATATTAAGTTAACAAACTAGGAGCAAAAAATGGCAACTAAATCAGCAACTAAAACCCGTGTAACTAAAGCGCAGGTTACCGCGCATCGTACTCGTGCAGTCAAGGACCATAGCCCAGTTTGGGAAGGTTGTGAAACTTGGGACGAAGGTCGATTCTATAAACATTTTCGTGACTCGATGAATTACTACCGTCTTGAAAGCGAAATTAAAACTTACAAGCCCACAGTGATTAAATGGATGACCGATACTGGTTGTGCCAAATCAGACATTGCGGCTTTTAAGAAAGTCAAAGACAATCGTATTGGCACCACAATGGGTGCAGTGGCCGCATGTTTGAATCGCGGTATGACACCGCAACGTGCTGATTTTAACAAAGGTCGGGACACTGCTGAATGGCTTCGTAACGAAATCAGCAGAGTCATTAACGAAGGCAAAGACGATACTGAAGGCGAAGAAAAAGTTGAAGTCAAAAAGGATGTGTATACTCCTACGATTCAAGAACGATTGCGTGAAGTTGCTATTGGTATGACGGAAGAAATTGAAAAGGCCTATGAGTCTTTCCAAACAGACCCAGAAAACTTTGATCCAAAAGCATTTAAGGTGCTTAATTTGTTGAAGAGTCAACAAGCCAAGGCCGCACATGCTCGTATCATTCGTGACTTCTACGCTCGTGATTTGGCAGAACTAGAAGAACTTGCCAGTGGCGGCGGTTGCGAACAGTTGCGTGAAGGTTACAGCCATCGTAGCAAAAAACAAATTAAAGCATTTATTCAGTTTTTGACTGAGATTAAAAATGCCTGCGAAATGCTTACTCAAGAAGCCAAGGTCAATCGTGCTCCACGTAAGACCAAAGCAGTTAGCAAGGACAAACTTGTTGCTAAACTCAAGTACATGAAGACCAATGAGCCTTTGAAACTTGTGTCTATCAATCCTACAGATATTATCGGTGCTAAGGAACTGTGGGTTTACAACACTAAGAGTCGCAAGTTGGGCAAGTACGTGGCCAACGAGTACCAGGACCTTGCAGTCAAAGGTACAAGTATTATGAACTTTAGTGAAGCATTGAGTATTTGCAAAACACTACGTAAGCCCGAAGAGAAACTTAAAGAGTTTAAGGCGGCAGGCAAGGTACAGTTGCGTAAGTTCTTAGAAGATATTAATGCAACCGACACTAGAATGAACGGTCGCAT